ATGGATCACGGCGTGATAAATGCTGTTCAAAACATTCCTCTTCACGATAAGACACCCGGCATCATCCTGCAAGGGAGATGGATCATCTTGGAAGAAAGGCCCGATGGCTGTCACATCGTGCTGATCGAAGATGACGTGTTCTACTTGCTGCGCGTCTTGCCCTATGGCGGTCGCGGCATTGCTTATTTCCACGCTAAAGCGTTCGCCGAACACTACGGCGCGCAATGCGGTGAGTGGCGCTGATGAGGGACACGGTGAACGAAACCGGCCTGATTGAGCGCGTAGCGCGTGATCTGATGGGCGAGCCGAACCACAGCCTGTCGTCTCATGTCGAGATGCGTTTCGGCACGAACGGTAGCCTGGCGATCAAGAAGGCCGACGACACATGGTATGACCATGAGGCTGGTGAGGGCAGTGGCGTTTTCGATCTGATCGTGCGCGAGAAAGGTGGAACGCGGGCCGATGCGAGGCGGTGGTGTATAGAGCGGGGCCATACCGCGCCAGATAACGCAAAGTCATGGGACTACCGCGACGAGCACGGCACGCTACTCTACCGTGTCGTCCGGTCTGAGCCTAAATCCTTCCTGCAACAGGCAGCGGATGGACGGGGCGGCTGGATCACCGGCAAGGGTTGTATGAACGGCGTGCGCCGCGTGCCGTATCGCCTGCCCGAATTGCGGGCGGCTGATCCTCAGGCAACAGTCTACATCGTCGAGGGCGAGAAGGATGCGGATCGTCTGGCGGCTCTGGGGCTGATGGCGACGACCAATTCAGGCGGCGCTAGTAAATCCCCGCGCAAGTCAAATTGGCTTCCCGAATTTTCCGATCACCTCAAGGGACGGCGCGTCTGCGTTCTGCCCGACAACGACGACGCGGGCCGAAACCATGCTGCACAGGTGGCGAATACGCTGGTAGCGCGTGGGATTGATCATCGCATCGTGAACCTGCCCAATCTCCCCGAGAAAGGCGACGTGTCCGATTGGCTGGATATGGGCGGCACACCGGCGGCGCTGATCCAGATTTATGAGGCTGCACCTACGTCACTTGCGGCGCAGTTTCCGGGCATCGGGGATTACGCCCCGCCCGGGATGATTCCCCTGCCTGCTGGGCCAGCCCCGTCAATGCCTACCGGGGCGCGCAACACGTTCCGCCATAATAGCCTGAGCCTGATCCGCGACGGCAAAGACGTTCCTATCTGGAACATGCACAACGCAATCGCCCTTTTGTCGCAGCATGACGACTGGCAGGGTGTTCTATCCTTCAACGAATTTACGATCCGGCGCGTCCTGTTGCATGCCGTGCCGGGGCAGGCCGGTGGCGTCTATCCGCGTCCACTTGAGGACGACGATTACACGGCAGCGCAGGCGTGGTTTAACAACAACGGCTTCCCCAAGGCAACCATGGACATCGTGCGCGCTGCGGTGCGCAAGGTTTGCAGGCATCAAGCGTTCGATCCGTTGCGCGACTATCTGGACGGGCTGCGATGGGATGGCGCGCCCCGGCTGGCGTCATGGCTGACAACATACTGTGGCGCGGAGCCGAGCGCCTACGTCTCGGAGGTTGGCCGTCGCTGGTGCATCTCTGCGGTGGCGCGGGGGTTCAAGCCCGGAGTCAAGGCCGACTGTATGATTGTGCTGGAAGGGGCGCAGGGACGGCGCAAGTCGTCGGCCTTGGCGGCATTGGCGGGCGAGGAATGGTTCTCTGATGCACTCCCTCAGATGGGGGACAAGGATGCGTCCAGCTACCTGCGCGGCAAGTGGATCATTGAGGTGGCCGAACTTGAGGCCATGCGCAGCCAGATGGACGCAATTAAGGCGTTCATATCGCGCCAAGTCGAGAACTACCGCCCTGCATATGGTCGTGAAGAAGTGTCCGAGCCGAGGCGCTGCATCTTCGCTGGCAGCACGAACAAGGACGATTGGCAACGCGATGAGACAGGCGGGCGGCGCTTCTGGCCAGTGAAGGTTGGCAGCATCGACGTTGACGCAATCGCGCGTGACCGTGGGCAGCTATGGGCCGAGGCGGTGCATCTCTATCGGGCTGGCGAACGCTGGTGGTTGGAAGGTGAGGTTGCCGATCAGGCGCAGGCCGAGGTGGCCGAGCGCAGGCCGGATGATCCATGGCGTGCCGATATCGCGCGTGCCGTCGAGGGGCGGGCCGAGGTGACGACAAAAGAGGTGCTGCACGAACTGCGCATCGTGCCAACCGACATGACGCCCCAACTCAGCAAGCGTGTGGCGCAGGAATTGATGGCGCTTGGATGGGTGCGTGATGGGCGCGTGACCACGGGTCAGATGAAGGGGGCGGCACGCTATGTGCCGGGTGAGGCATGGTGAGGCACGGTGAGGCAGTGAGGCAGGTGAGGCATTTTCTTACACATCTTAGAAAAATGGCTAAGTGTATGATATATATAGGATCGTATGCGTGTGGGAAATGTTATGGAAAATGCCTCACCTGCCTCACTGCCTCACCGCGTCGGTCACACCCGCTGGATGGCTCAGTAAATACCGACACGATCCAGCAATTACTGGCACGCATCCGTGCCGCGCCGTCGCTGGTGCCAATGCCCCAACTTCTTGTGTACAGGGGGGTCGGGGGGCTTAGTTATCCTCTCGCGCGATCTGCCCCAAATCCGGCTGGGGTGACGGCATGAAAAAGCCTGCAACTTTGGCGATTGAGTTTCTTCAATCCCTGAAAATTCCAGAGGGTCCCAAGGCTGGTGAGGCGGTGAAGCTGGCACCGTTTCAAAAGCGGTTCGTCAAGGGCGCGCTGGCCGATGGGATCAACGTGGCCGTCTTGTCGATCGGCAGGGGCAACGCCAAGACGGCGCTGTCGGCTGGCATCGCCTTGGGCGCGCTGATGGGCAAGTGGGATGATCAGCCGCGCCGTGAAGTTGTCATCGCAGCCCGGACGCGGGATCAGGGGCGGATTGCCTTCGACTTCTGTGTCGGGTTTATGCGGTCCCTGTCGGACGAGGAACAGGCGCTGTTCAAGGTGCGGTCATCGCCCCGGCTGGAAATTGAATATCTGGGCGGCGATGGTGGCCACGTCATCCGGGTCTTGGCCGCCGATGGCAAGTCGGCATTGGGCGGCGCACCGACGCTGGTCCTGATGGACGAGCGGGGGCATTGGGAAGCAGACAAGGGCAACAACCTGGAGCACGCGCTGCTGTCGGGTATCGGCAAGCGGGGCGGGCGGGCGCTGATCATCAGCACAAGCGCTGCTGACGATGCGCATCCGTTTTCGGCTTGGATTGATCAGGATCAAGAGGGCGTCTATCGGCAGGAGCATAGGCCACCACCGGGCTTGCCTGTCGATGATCTGGCCAGCTTGCGCCTTGCCAACCCCGGCGCGGCGGCTGGCATCGGTTCAAGTTTGGAATGGCTGCAAGCACAAGCACGGCGGGCCATAGCGCGCGGCGGTTCAACGCTCACAAGTTTCCGCCTGTACAACCGGAATGAACGGGTGAGCGGCGAAAGCCGGGAACTGCTGATCGAGGCGGACGAATGGCTGGCCTGCGAGGTGTCACAGGTTCCGCCCCGGCAGGGACAGGTGGTCATCGGGATCGACTTGGGCGGCTCTGCATCAATGTCGGGGGCGGCGTTCTACTGGCCAGAAACCGGCCGTCTTGAATGTCTGGGCACCTTCCCGGCGCGTCCATCGCTCTTGGATCGTGGCCAGAATGACGGCGTATCGGGCCGCTATGTCGAGATGCACAGTCGAGGCGAGTTGACGGTTCTGGGCGATGCAACCGTACCTGTCGCGCCTTGGCTGGTCGAGGTGTTGCGCCATGTCGAGGGGCAGACAATCGCGGCGATTACTGCCGACCGTTACAAGCAAGCCGAACTTGGCGAGGCTATCGACAAGGCCGGGACTCGCGCGCCGATCATCTGGCGCGGCATGGGCTTTCGGGATGGCGGCGAGGATTGCGAGCGGTTTCGTCGCGCTGCATTCGACGGCAAGGTCAAGACGGTTCCGTCGCTGCTGCTGCGATCTGCCTTCGCAGATGCGGTCTGTCTGCGAGATCCTGCCAACAACCTGAAACTGGCCAAGGCGCGTTCCACCGGGCGCATAGATGCGGCGGCTGCAACCGTGCTGGCCGTGGCCGAAGGCGCGCGCATGACGGGCCGTCCTGCCAAGGCCGCGGGGGGCTTCACATGGGTCTGAGCAAGAGGCGGCGCGACTATCAAAACCATTCGGCACAGGTCTGTCGGACTATGCGCTGGAAGGCCATGCGCATGCTGGCGCTGGAGCGTGACGGCTGGGCCTGTGTCCAGTGCGGCGAGCGGCGCGGCCTGGAGGTGGATCACGTCCAGCCGGTCAAGACGCACCCCGAATTATCCTTTTCTCTGGGCAATCTGCAATGTCTTTGCGGCAAATGCCATGCCCGGAAAACCCGAATCGAGATTGGCTTAGGCCAGATCGACCCCAAGCGCGAGGCTTGGAAAAAGCTGGTCAAGGACCTGCAAAAACCCAACGAGCATAAAGGAAAAGAACATGCTTGATTCCGTTAAAATCACCCGGCGCCAGTCGGAAATCCGTCAAACCCTTGCGGGGCTGGTGGGCAAGGACAACGCCACCGAGGATGAAACGCGCAACATGGGCGCGCTTGATCTGGAATACCGGAACAATGAAACCCGGTTCCGTGCGGCGCTGATCTGCGAAGATACCGAACGGCGCGAAGCGGGGGCCGAATTGGAAACCCGTTCGGATCGTGAGTTTGCCGATCTGGTGGCGGGCTTTGAATTGCGCCAAGTCGCCTTGAACCTGGACGAGGGCCGCGCGCTGGACGGGAAAACCGCCGAGATCGTGCAAGAACTTCGCAGTGCGGGCGGCTTCCGTGGCATCCCGGTTCCGTGGCAGGCGCTTGAACAGCGCAACACGATTGCGGCTGGCACCCCGTCGCCTATCGAACATCGCCCGATTATCGACCGCTTGTTTCCTGACTCTGTGGCAAGCCGTATGGGCGCGGAGATGGTCAACATTCCGCAAGGCTCTGTTGCGTGGCCTGTCACGACAAGCGCCGTTTCTGCGGGATGGGCACCGACCGAGACCGGCAATGTCGCAGGGCCGACCGCCTATGCCACGACCGACCGGGCATTGTCGCCGGATCACAACCTTGGTGTCCAGATGCGGATCAGCCGTAAAGCGATGCTGCAAAGCGGGGCCGCTCTCGAGCAGGCAATTCGTAGGGACATGGCGGGCGCTATGGGGCAGGCGATGGACCAAGCGATATTCCTTGGCACGGGCGCTTCTGGGCAACCTCTGGGCATCATTCCGGGCGCTGTCACCTATGGCATCGCGTCAACCGCTATCGGGGCAGTTCCAAGCTATGCGACATTCCTTGCCGAGGTTGTGGCCTTCATGGCTGGCAACCTGATCACGTCACCGGGCGAGATTCGCGCGCTGATGCGGCCGGAATTGTTCGGGGTTCTAGAAGGCACCTTAAACACGGTTACCCAGACAACCGAATATTACCGGCTGGCCTTCCTACTGGCGGGCCGTGGCGGCACCGGCACTTTCCCGAGCAACATCAGTGTCAGCTCGAACGCGCTTGCGGCACCGACCGGCACCCCGCTTGCGTCCAATATGGTGATGACGACAAGCACGGGCGGCGTTGCGCCGATCTTTGTCGGGGCCTTTGGAAGTGTTGACGTGATCCGCGACCCCTACAGCGATGCACAATCCGGGGGCCTGCGGATCACGGCATTGGCCACAATGGATCTGACGGTTGCGCGGCCTGCACAACTGCGCATCCTGACCGGCCTGCGGCAAGCATGATGTTGACAGGCGGCGCAATCGGGACGCTGGAACTGCGAGCGGCGCGCGACGGTTCGCGCCGCCTGTCAGGCAGCTTCCCCTACAATTCCCGCGCGGTTCTGTCGGATGGTGGCAGGACCGGGCGACCAAGAAAAGAGGCTTTCGCGCCTGGTGCGTTTGCCTATCGGATCGACAAGCCGGATGAGGAGATTCATCTGCTGATCGGGCACGACTACGACCGCCCGCTTGCATCCCGCGAGGCGGGAACTTTCTTTGTGTCCGACAAGCCCGACGCTGTTTCGTTTCAGGCGATCATCACGGCGGAACTGCAACGCGCGACATATGTGCAGGACTTCTTTGCGGGCTTCGCGGCGGGTCTGATCTTGGGCATATCGCCGGGTTTCAGGATACCGCCCGAGCGTGTTGTGCCGAAGGCCGAAGAGACATCCGAAGAGGACCCCGCCGAAGGCATCGCTCTGATCCGCACGATCTTCGCGGCGCTGCTCTACGAATTTTCGATGGTGACGGTTCCTGCCTACAAGGAGACCAAGGTCGAAGAACGTAGCGGCGTGATCATTCCAGCGACTGCGGGCCTTCACCGTACCCTTAACCGTTGGAGGCTTTGACATGGCTTGCACTTTGAAACAGGTCGAGGCGATACCTGCGAACTATCCCGCTGCCCCGGCTGGATTGTCGGTTGCGGCGGCGGCGCTTGAAGCGGAGATGATCTGGCAACGGATCGAAAGCTACATCTGCCACCGCTTCACGGCGCGGGCGGTTGTCTGGACGGTCGAGGGGCCGGGGGATTGGGAACCGCCTTTGACACCGGCAACAGTCTCTGCGGTCGAGGTCTGGTCCGGCACGGCATGGGCGGAAGCCTTCCCCGCTGCATCGCCTCTGGGCGGCTATGATCTGGCCTGCGCAGGACCTTACCGAATCTCGGCAATAGTCGGGGCCGGAACGGTCCCTGCGGCTGTCAGGGGCGCTTACAGGCGGCTTGCAGAGTATTCGGCAGAGATTGGCGACAACAGCATGGTGGCGGGGCACCCGTCGCACACCTCGCATTCCGTCCAGATCGGCGGCGCGATCAATGAAAACTTCGACCGGCCTGTCACCTGGGCGGCGCGGGCGATGATCAACAGCGGCGCGGGCGATCTGCTGCGCCCATATCGGAGGGCTGGCTGATGTGGCCATTCAAGCAAACCGTTGCATCTTCCAACGGTAAGGAAACCCGGTCGGCATCCGGAACGGGATACACCGCCCAAATCATGGCCGCGCGAGAGTCCTATATCAGCGGCGGCTCTGGCGTGGGTGAATTGACGGCCACCGTGCAAAGCTGCGTGACGCTTTGGGAAAGCGGTCTGGCGCTTGCTGACGTATCGGGCACCACCCTGTTGTCGCGGGCCGCTATGGCCCTGTCTGCGCGTTCTCTGGCGCTGCGCGGTGAAGCCTTGTTTCTGATCAGGGATAGCGGGCTGATACCCTGCACCGATTGGGAACTGCGGACGCGCAACAGCAAGCCCACGGCTTACCGCGTGACGGTGGCCGAAGCTGGGGCGGGCGGTCTGAAACCGCACTTGCGGCAGAGGTTTTGCATTTTCGCATCGGCTGCGACACGGCTGCACCCTATCTTGGATCGGCACCCTTGCGGCGGGCATCGCTGACGGCGGGGCTTATGCAGACTCTGGAAGCCACGCTGTCAGAAGTCTACCAGACCGCCCCTATCGGTTCGCAGATCGTGCCTTATCCTGAGGCGGCTGAGACCGAACGGGAACAGCTTGGACGGGCCTTTCGTGCCAACCGGGGGCGCGTCATCTTGCGCGAGTCGGTGAATGTATCGGCGGCGGGCGGACCTGCACCACAACAGGACTGGCAACCCCGCGATCTGACGCCGGACCTGTCGAGGGCGATGACGCGCGAAAGTCTGGACGCTGCGCAATCGGCTGTGATGATGGTGTTCGGTGTTCTACCTGCACTGGCCAACGGCGCGACAACCGGGCCGATGGTGCGCGAGGCGCAGCGCCACCTGGCACAACTGGTACTGCAACCCATTGCCATGCTGATGGCCGAAGAGGCCACCGCCAAGCTGGGCAATGCCGTGCTGATCGACGTGGTTCGCCCGATGCAGGCTTTCGACGCGGGCGGCAAGGCAAGGGCGTTGTCCACCATGATTGCCGCATTGGCCATGGCAAAAGAGGCCGGGATCGAGGGGGCCGCGCTGAAGGATGCGCTGGCGTTTATCGACTGGGCTGATTGA